TAGTCTGGATTTACCAGATGCCGCGAAAGGACATGCTTGATCTTGACGTTGGTGGTATTGATGGGTATAACCAGGATCAGACGCAGACCAATAAATCTCTTGGTGCAATGATTGTAGTTCGCCAGGGAGACAAGGTTAATCTCGTGAGCGAGGGGATTCATCATGCAAAATATCCGGTATGTTTATATTATAAGCGCCCGGCAAGAAAAGAGATATTTTATGAGACTTGTTTGAAGATATCGGTATTCTATAATTTGATCAAGAATACGATGTGTAATGCTGAACAGGATTTTGTCATAGACTATTTCATGAAAAACAATGGCAAGCAATTCCTGAGTCAGCGGCCACGCGCATTCGATTCTCCAAAGTCACAGCAGCTTCACAAGTATGGTGCAAAGATGACTGGATATAGCAAGCCACTTATTCTTGGAGTAGTTCAGTCATATGTTGAGGATTATGTTGAGTATTGCGTTTTTGTAGAACTGCTCAGAGATATGCTTGCGTATGACGAGGAATATATTGGAACAGACTGGGATTCTGTTGATGCCCTCGCATATGCAATTATGCGCATAGAGGACATGAAGACACGGCCAAGGAAGTCTGATACTGATTACTATGATGCAGAAATTCCGCAGTGGGGATTTGATCAGGATGGCAACGCAATATTAACAAACGCCGGAGCGTTATCAGGAGAAAGCGATAAGGAGAAAAAGAATAATAAATTGCAAGAAGGTGGAGGTGGATATTATCAGCCGCCATACTGAAATTGTTTTATATTATTTTTTTTGTACCTTTGAGATGAAATAATTTACTGATGGGATTTCCTGCTATTGCTGACAAGGATTACTCAAAAGGAGGATCGGACAATAAAGATGTTCGCGAAATGCTTGACTATGCCGTTAATCAATGGCAGTCAAGATCAGCCAGGAGAAAGCGCCTCGAGCAATTATACAATTCTCATAATGGAATAATAAATGAGAAGGAGATAGAGGCGATAACAAAGATGACTGGTCAGAAGTCAAAAACAAAATATGTAAAGTATCGCCTTGGAAGATCAAAGTTAAAGCAGTTGCATGGAGAATTTCTTGAAATAAATCTCACCCCGACAGTACACACAACAAACCGGGCCGCGCAGAATCGAAAGATGGAAAAGTATAAGGCGCAGCTCGGTCTTGCTTTATCTAAGCCTTACATTGAAAAGGCACGATCAATTGGATATGATGTATTTTCAGGAATGCAGATTCCTGACATAAACGATAAAAGCAAATGGTCAGTCAATAATTTCAAGCTTGAAAACGAGATTGCCATGCAGGCAATCATAGATGATAAGCTTGCCAATGAAAAGCTGAAGATGCAGTTCTTTCAGAATTTTGTTGACATGACAATTGCAGCGGAGATCTATGGGAAAGTCGAGCGTACTATAAACGGTATAGACACTTATCGTTCTATATCTCCGAAATTTGCAATGTTTGAGGAAAATGTTAATGACTTGTTTTTAACCCGAAGTCCTTATCTTGGAGAAGTCAGGTACATGTATCCACATGAGATTGCAACTGATAAGGAATTTAATCTTGATACAACACAGATTTCTCAACTCAAGGATGAGCAAAGTGGCTTTGCTGATGCAGAACGCGACGGATCAATTGAAATGATTGATGGCGTTCCGGCAATCCCGACATACACTATCCAGTGGAAAGGACTTGAACCTGTCTATTGCAGACTATCTCCCGCAAATGGATCCGATGTCCCATACAAAAGAATCCTAAGCCCGGAGTATTACAGGGAAAACAAAAATAAACTTGAAAAAGAAGATGACGCGCATTTCAAAAAAACCGGCGAGCATCTGTTAAAAAAGACATATCGCGAAGTAATCTGGACTGCGACCAAAATAGGGAAAAGCATTTACACTGTTGCCAAAAAAGAAAATGACATTATACAGGTATTAAACGATAATGGCATTTATAATGCTCAGTTTGATTACTGTGGAATGTTGTTCAATACCGTAAATGGTACCAGAGTTTCTATTCAGGAGATCATATATGAGCTTGAAAAGGTTTATGATGATATCAGGTTCATGATAAACAAAGAGCTGAAGAAGCTTCGCGGTAACAGCCTTATTTACGATGAAGCATTTCTTCCAAAAGGGAAACGATTCATTGATGTATATCACGACATAAGCGAAGATGGAATTGTTAAGTACAATTCATCATCTGAGGGAAATCGTTCTGGAACTGAAAGTGATAGTAATAAGGTTGGTATTGGTACAGTAAATCTTGGCGGTAATGATAATCTTCTTGTCTTGCTTAATCAGGCGATGGACATAGAAAGAGTTATGGATCGTATTACTGGTATGAACGAAAACCGCCAGGGACTCGCAAAAGCAACTTCTACTGCAACTGCAAACGTGAACAACATAGAGGCATCACGTTCCATGACCTATGATCTGTTTTACTTCATGTCGAAATACATTGAGATCGTACTCGCGAAATTATGCGAAAAGACAAAGATCAATCTTCTTTATAAGGGTGAGGATTATCGTCAGTTTATATTCGACGATGATCAGATAAAATATCTTGTTTTGACAAAAGAACTGGTACTTGATAACTATGGTGTATCAGTAACTGATGGCAAGAAGGAACGCGAAATTCTCACAAAGCTTGAACAACTGTTTCCGCAGGAGATCAATGCAGGTCAGCTTACGACAAAAGATGTTGCCAGATTCTACATGGAAACATCGTTTGCTTCTGCAATAAAGGTTCTTGATGTTGCACATGAAAGACTTCAGGCTGCTAAGATGGATGAAATAAGAGCATCACAGGAATCTACGAACAAACAGATTGAAACTAACTTGCAAATATCGAGAGAGGATCGAGAGGACAGGCAGAATCATGATAAGGAAATGGAACTTCTGAGAAACGAAGGCAAGAAAGAAATAGAAGCAATGAAGGCTGGAATGCAGGGAACAATGGACTTTCAGAATAACATTGCAAAGGCAGTCACTCAGAAGATGGAATCGTCTAATATTTTTGAATAGTATATTATAAAAAAGTTATTGTTATGGCAAAGAATGTGGCACAGGATGTTTTTGATGATGATGATTTTGAATTTGGTGGGAAGTCTGATGACTCAAATGCTGATAATGACTCAAAGAAGTCAGATGATACAGCAGATAACGATTCTAAAGATGACGATACCGGCAAATCTGATGATTCTTCTGATGACACATCAAAGAAAACTGATGATGTAGATGATAATGCATCTGATACAAAGGTAAAGGCAGGTGGCAAAAAGAAGGACGACGCTTCTAATGATTCTGATTCTGACATCTTCTCTGATGAGAAAGTCGATGAACCAAAAAAGTTAAGTCTCAAGAAACTTGCTTCAGGAATTGACATAGACCTTGAGAAAGATGATGATGAAGAGGAATTTAAGACAAAGGTCAAAGAGAAGATTGAGAAATCTCGCCAGGAGTTTAACCTTGACGATTATCCCGAAGACGCAAAGAAGGTCATCAACCATCTTAAGCAGAATGGAGGAAAACTGGAGGATTTTCTTAATAACAAGACTATCTCAGCGCTTCAGGGAGTCATCGGATTATCCGCCGAGGATAAGGTACGCCAGGTTCGTGTTAATGAACTGAAGGGAGCGGGTCTTTCTTCAGAGAAGGCAAGAGAACAGGCCGATACTGAAATTGAAGGGCTAAGCCAAAGGGAGCTTAAGAATCTTGCTGATAAAATAGACGACGACGCGCATAAGTTGATTTCAGATGAGATAAATAAAGTTGTTGGTGATCGCAAGGCAATAGTTGAGAAAGAGCAACAAAAAGCGCAGGAGAGAGTTAAAGAAGAAGTAAGAACAATTACTCGATACATTGAAAGTCAGAAGGAATTTATTGGTATTCCTTTAACCGATAAAGCCAAGCAGTCCATATTGAGGGACGTTGAAAGCGGAGCATTTGATGACATTGCGAACAAAGCTCCTGCTGCTTCAAAATTTGCTGCGTATATGCTTGCAAAGTATGGAGAAAAAATCAACGACCATTTCAAGAAGAATGCCTCGGCACAGAACAGAAAGGGATATAACGCTGCAACAGACAAACATCTGGAGACATTGCATCAGACAAAAGAATCTGCAAAGCAGCAAGGCGCTACTCATCAAAAGGCAAACAAAGGGGCTCAGACAAAATTCGACGGGTTCCAGTCTGCATTTGATGACAGTGAATAATGGGAATCAACTGAATGTTTATAACGTAACAACTAAAAACATTCAGACATGAAAATTAAAATTACGCAAGGAAGCGTATCAGAAGGCGATGCACAGGAGTATCATCTCGTACAGAATCACCTTATTGATCCTTCCAAGAATATTGACAGGGTTATTCAGTATGCTGAGCAGCGTTACCTGATGACTCTTCTCGTATCAGGTGCAAGGTCTTCAAAGTACACTGCACCCGGATTCACTCCCAAAGGTGGCGATTCTGTCACTACTAAGATCAAGGAAATTCCTCAGGGCGAAATGGTATCGCAGAACGCATGGTCATATAAGATCATGGGAAGGATTCAGAAGGCTTCTGAGATTCTCGGAACTGCTGCCGTTGGCAATATCACTGTTGCCACGACTACCAAGGGAAGCACATTTAAGCTTTACCTGAAGGATAATTATATGACTCCTGGTATGAACTGCGTCTTCCCCAATGGTAAGCATGCAAGGGTCATGGCACGTCCTACCGGGGCAACAGGCAAATATCTGTATTCCTTCGAGTCATTCCCAGGCGAAACATTCTCATGGGATTCGTGGGTTGGCACCCAGTTAGGTCGTAAGACTGTATTTGGTGGCTATACCTCATTCGGCGAAAGGTCAAGGCGTGGCTACGGAAACTTTCACTATCCTGACAGGTATATTCAGCACACAACCAAGCAGAGGAAATCTATTTCGCTCTCTGGCGATGTCAACGCAAACGAGGTGATCTGGTACGAAGTGAACGAGTCGAAAGGCTTTGTTTATGAGGCCGAAGCTCAGATGCGTGCTCAGTTCCTGCTCGAAGATGAATATAAGAACTGGTGGGGTGTTTCAACGATGAGGGATGCCTATGGCAATCTTCTTTCACGTCCATCAATGCAGGACGAATATGGCCAGGATATTGTTGCTGGTGATGGCTGGGTACAGCAGGTCAAAGGCGCCAATGATCTTGAGACATCTGGTTCGCGTGGTGATGCAACCTATGATGACATGGCTGACATGATCAAGACCCTGAAGAAGAAGAAAAACACAATTTCGGGTAATACCTGGATTGTTGTTACCGGCTCTGACGGAATGGCTGTTGCAAACACTATTGCTGCATCAAGGTATAGCGCCGCCAATCCTCTTGTACAGATCGTTGATCAGTCAAAAATGGCCGGTGGTGCCGAACCTTATGTCGGATATAACTTCAAAACTCTCAATATTGCCGGAGAACAACTTGTATTCGTTGAGAATCCGATGATGGACGACGAGGAGAAATTCCCCGCCAGGCTTTCTGACGGAACGCTGAGGATGTCCAAGACATTCTATTTCATGGATCTTGAGACCAATCCAAGCAATGGCCGCGGAAACGTTGAGATCAGAGCTCGCGGACGTGCAGGCGTGAACAGGAATATTGTTTACCTGTGGAAGAACGGTATGACCGGAGAGGGCCGTCCGGAAGATCCGGTAGATGCCAAGGAATTCCATATGCTCAAAGAAACGCTGCTTGCAGTGTTCAATACTAAGAGCTGCGGCATCCTGGCTCCTCCGGCAACTGCATAATTTCAATAGAGGGGTATTCGTACCCCTCTCTATTTCTTTTTATAGTATAGTAGTAATAGTTATCAATTATTTATCATGAAAAAAGAATTAGTTACATTAGAAGAAAGAATCTGGATACAGAAGAATGCCGTCAAAATGATGGGCAAAGCTGTTCTTATTCCAGTTATTGATCTTGACAAGGTTGTTGACCGAATGCAGCAACAGAGAAAAGCAAATAAGCTCAGTCCTTATGTAGAGATTCAGCCGATATCTGAAGATATGCACAAAAGTCCTAACAGACTTGCAACATATCAGAAAGACCCAATTACCGGAGTTTATTATGGAATTGCAATTGACCAGGATGAATTCGGGAATGTAAAATGGCAGAAGATTCAAATACAGGATAGCCTGTCTTTAAATCTTGATCGCACACCAGAGGCAAAAATATGGGCTGTGATCAGATTCCATCCTGATATACAGGGATCACCATGGCAAGTTTCGAATCCATATTACAAGATTTATGATCCTGTTGCAATTGCAGAAAAAGAAAGCGAGGAAATTGATGCGATAAAACTTGCGTTTGATCGTGTTGATATGATCGTTGACAAGCCTAAGGAGATGGTACTATTTGCCAGGTACCTCGGAGAAGAGTTTATGGATAATGCAAACTACAAACTCGTCAAGGGTTCACTGCTTCGTATGGCCAGGAATAATCCTGAACTTTTCAATATGAAGTGGCAGGACAAAAATCGTAGTTATGGAGAGTATTTCCAGACTGC